ATGCTATTCCTGTTTATCCTTGTAACGCGGCTATAATTTTTTGTTTGTCGGCTGGTGCAAGTTTATTAATTTGTGCAACCAATTCATCGATATTTACCTTACCAGCAGCTGGTGCTTCTGGTTCAGTCGGTGCTGGTGTTTCGCCCGGTTTAGCAGGTTCTTCTGCGGATGTTTCAGGAGACCCCGGAGGTGGAAGTTTTAAATCTGCAAATACTTTAGTAACTGTTTCTGCAGGAACGCCTGCACTTTGTAATACTTTGGCAACTTCTTCGCTGTCGGTTGGACTGCCGGCTGTGGCCCATGCTTTGTTTAATGCATCAGCAGTAACGCCACCTGCGGCTGGAGCAACACCTTTCTTCCCTCCACCAAACATTCCTTTGATAGAATCCATGATGCCTTCTTTAACAGTTGCTTTTAACTGTAGGCCATGTATACGCTGACCTTTTGATTCTTGAACCAACCACTTGCGTAGAGTTGCTTGCTTGTCAACATACTTAGACTCTGCAAAACTTTCTTTTAGTCCACGAGTGTTGGGATTTTTATTAGCCCAGTAGTCTTTAGCATTCTGTGCTCCTGCGGCAGCATCAGCGGCTTGCTGTTGTTGTCTTGCTGTGACTGCGGCTTGTTGATCAGGAGTCATTTGATCCCATGCAGGAGCAGGTTCAAAAGGTTTACCTGTTAAGCGATTAATTCCAGGTGGTGTTTCACCGGGCATTCTTCCAGTTGCAGGTTCATCCATTGGAACTGCTCGCATCGGTTGTCCATTTGCACCAATAGGTGCAATGCCGGCATTAAAATTGCTACCTATTGTCGGTTCATCCATTGGGACTGCTCGCATTGGTTGTCCATTTGCACCAATGGGTGCAATGCCTGCATCAAAGTTTTTACCAATGCCACCTGCATCTGTTTGTGTCTGCATACGTTGATTTAGTGCAACTTGATCTTGTGCTTGTTTTCTAAAAGTATCAGCATTAGGATTTTCACCGCTCTGTATCGCTGCACTATTGGCATTCATAGCCGACATCTGTTGTGCGGCTTGTATGTTTCTTTGTTGCTGTGGATTGTATAACTCTTGCGGAACAGGTTGTCCGTCAATGCTTACAGGTACACCACCTTGCATTTGCACATCATGCTTACCAGGAGGTAATCCCATTCTGTTTGCAAAATCGTCAATTGTCTTTTGTTTATCTTGTAGGTCTTGTGCCCACTGAGGCAGTTGTCTTTTTGGCTTGTCAGAATCTGCAGGAGCGGCATTTGGATCTGCAATACCTTGTTGTCCTGTTCTGCCGTAATAATCTTGATTTGACATGGTTTCTGATGTACCGTCAGGACGAGTTACAGTAACTTGTCCACCTTCTAGTCCAGTAACTGTTGAACCATCGGGCATCTTATCACCCATGCTTACTGATGCTCCGGGCGGTTGTGCTTGATCAGGCGTGCTATTGCCACCAGTCATTGCACTGATAGCAGTAGTGGCCAAGTTACCAATAACAGCACTGGCGCCGCCCATCAATGCCGGCTTGATGGCACCTTTAAATGCTGTCTTCCAATCTTTACCTTGCATTTTAGCACTGGCAACTGACACAGCACCAGCAATGACTGCACCTGTTACAGCAGCAGCAACTGGGCCACCACCTGGAATCATGCTCAGTATAGGACCAACTTTGCTGATCAAACTACCAACACCAGCACCTACTGCGGCCAAAATCAACTGTTGTGTTTCAGGTTTGGAAACACCTTGCTTGATCCACTGCATCAAACTCTGTTTAGTTGCTGGGTCTGCACCTTGAATGTTCTGTACCGCTGCTGCGGCTTTTTGTTCAAAACCTTGAACTGGACCTGCATCTGGAGCAGGCAATGTCTTTTCTAAAGCACCTGCTTGATCTGCAGGCAGCACTTTATCTACAAGTGCAGCTAACTTTCCAGGATCCTTGGGTGCTTCACCTGCCGCAGCACCACCCGATGCTTGTTTGAAGATACTTTGAATTTGATCAGGAGTTAGAGCAACTTCTGCAAGATACTTTTCATATCCTCTTACAAATCCTTCGTCGATACGTTTCCAATGCAATTGCATCTCAGGAGTATTGTATAAACTCTCTGATAGGTATTTTTTAAGAGATAGTTGATTGTTTTCAATCACATCTACTCGGGTTAATAAGGTTCTAATATCCATTGTATATTCCGAAAAGTATCCGTTATTTATAAACGAACTGCGTTCGTTTGCTCTTTCGCTCGCGCTCAGAGCAATTGTTTCACATTGATACTACGAAGTAGTTTTAAATATTATCTAGATTCAATGGTCACATTTCGCCCTGCTACGGGCAAAAAAGACATTATCTGAGTTCGACAAGTCACTTAGCGTTACAACAATTACAGAGGCGGTCGCACGGTACCTCGAGTTGCGTCTTCATTCGACGGCAGCTTATGTATATACGCTAACACATACATAAACGCAGGGTTTTTCTCCCTTCATTGGGCCTATATTCACTCTATTCAAACAATCAAACCGCAGGCATTTTGCGATCGTGGTCCTGTAAAGGATACTGATTGAGCACTCTTGACAGCAAGAGATTTCCGTCCCTGTGATCCGAGATCCAGGTTTAGGGCGCACGATGTTGGCTTGCGCTTGCCTTTACTGTCTAACTGAGCCTAAATTTTGTTTTTTATATGGGAGCCATGTACACGGACAGAAATCTGTCCATTGTAGTAGTCATTGGATTCTAATACTTTGCGGTCGAATTGTTCGCGGGCCTCAATGTAAGATGTTTCTGCTTTGCTTTTACAATAGTATAATATTTCGCGGGTGAATTTGTCTCGGCCCAAAGTTTCAATGTCTTTGGATAGTTCAACGCTGGACCCGTAGTATTCCTGCCAGTCGCTGTCAATTTTACTTCTAATTTTCTTTTTCTTCTTGGTGCCGTTCTTCAACTTCACAGTCTTGTAGGTCGTTTTACTAAATTTTGCTAATTTTTTACCAATGTATTTTTTATGATTGGTAGTGTTGGTTATAAGATATACAAACCCCACACAATCTTCGGGCAATTCTAAAATTTCTTCATTCTGGTAAGTCCACATTTTTGGGTTTTTTTATTAAATTTTTTCCAAGTCCACTGGTATTTCTGTATTTTTGTTTTTTTATTTTAATACCAGCAGCCTTTTTGATTGCTTTGTCTTCTTCAAATGCAGCTCGTACAGCTTTTTTAAGTTCAGTTTCAAGTAATGCCAATTCTCTTATGGACTTACGAAGTCCAATAGACGAATCTAAACCTAAGTGTTTAACAAAGACTGTATGGTAGTTATGTAGACTTACATGAGCATCTACATATTTTGAATACAGTGCTTTGTAATGTTCAAGACTCTTATTCAACATAGTCGGCGTTGTTGCTGTAACTGGTAAATCCATTTTCTTTGATCACACGAAGCACACTGTTCACACGTCCTACCAGCTCGTCCTTGTGAGATATTAGATAAATGTTTTTGTTTCTTTCACGTGCCATCTTTTTCAACACAGCCAATGCACTTTCAACACCTGCACTATCCATGCCAGCATCTACTAATTCGTCGATAAACAACAGGTTGATGTGTTGATACAGTCCTTCCCAAACATCTCGGAATGCAAAACTCATGGAAAGAATCAGTCTATTTCGTTCTCCTCGACTCAAGTTGTCAAAATCCAACTCTTGACCCAGTTGAGTAATTTCAACTGTTAGATCATTTTGAAAAACCACACGATGTGGCAGTCCAAGTTTGTCGATATAATAAGTTAGTCGTTTGTTTAGATACGTTAAATTTTGATCAATTATCTTTTTACGAATAAAACTGTCTTTGTTGGTTAGCAGTTTGTGTAAAAATTCTTGATGATCTTTTAACTTGGTCAACGAGTTGATAGTGTTCCATTCAATAATCTGAATAGCAGTTTTCTTTAATTCTTCAATTTGTTCAGCATACGGATTATTTTCAACTGCTTTTTCTTCCAATGCTTTTTCGAGACTGGCAAGATTGTTCTTGTGACCCAATGCTTCGGCTTCTGTTTCGTAAAAAGTTGTAGGTCTACGAACTTGCTCGCCTGTTCCTAACTCTGTAACAATCTTTTCTAGGTCTCCGTTTACCTTATCAAAGTACTTTTGTGCATCCAGCAGGTTATCTTCTGCTGTCTTTTGCATTTCATCGTGCTTGTGATCATGTAAATCTTGTTCACAAGCAGGACATTTTTTATCTGCAAGCGACTCAATTTCTTTAATATACTTTTTTAGTGTTCTTTCTGCTTGGGTAACAGCAGACTCTAATGTGGCTTTTTGTTTGTTTAAGTTACGGATGCGAGCATTTTCTTCATCCCAGGCTTTTAGTGCAAGATGTGCTGCAAGTTCTGCTTCTATATCCACTGCTTCTAAGTTAACAATAGCCCGTCCCAAGTTCTCTAATTCTGTTTGTTGTTTGGAAACCCACGCACTGCTTTTCAAATGCAAACTGTCGATACTTTTTTGAACATTTTCGTTGGCAGTTTTGGTTGCAGCAATTTTAAGTTCTTCTGTTTGTATAGAATCTTTGGTTTCTTTGATTGCTAATTTAAGTGCTTCTGCTTTTTCACTTAATAAAGTAATGCCCAACAGTTGTTCAATTATTTCTCTTTGCTCCGCAGACTTCATGCTGAGAAACGGCTCTGTATAAGTGTTTAGCGCAACTAGATGTTTGAACATGGTATGAGACATTTCCAGCATTTGTTCAATGCTTTTTTGTGTCTCTCTGCTGTCTCCCTGACTGTCATCTTCGTTTTCGTCTGTCTTTATCTGGCTGTCATTGACATACAACTTGAGAATATTGGGCTTGCGTCCTCGTTCTATGCGGTATTTGTTGCCGCTCTTCTCAAACTCAACAGTGACCAACATGGCTTTGCTGTTGATTTTGTTGATTAAATTTTCTTTGCGGATGTTTGTTAGTGCTTGTCCATACAATGCATAACTCAATGCATTGATAATGGTAGTTTTTCCTGTTCCATTTCTAGATCCAGTGTCGTCTCCGCCAAGATCCAAATTGGATCCCAACACCAATGTTAGGTGTTCTTTGTCAAAGTCCACAGCCTGTGTCTGAGCACCCACGCTCATGAAGTTTTTTACGGTTATATTTTTAAGTCGAAACATTAGAGATTATTATAAATTTCCAGCAAAGTTGCCTTGTCAAACTGTTCACTGTCGATATTGACCAGTTGTTCTGTTACGATTTGATCCACACTCTCAAATCTTCCATCGGGGTTATCATCAACAGTGCCGTCAAGATTTGTTTTGTCTTGGATTAGACTTATTTCTCGTATGTCAAAATCGTTAATAAACGTTTCTTTAACGAAGTTAGCTTCTTCAAAGCTAATATCAATGTCTAGATTAACTTTGAAATGCATCTTGCTTTTCATAATTGAATCTTTTTTATCAATTAACTCTGATAATTTGATAGTTCGGTACTTGGGACAGTCGGGCCAGTTAGTGAATTCTGGTTCCCCTCCCCATTCTAGAGTCATCATTCCACGATCATCGTCCCACGCATCTGCAAAGTTGTGCGGAAATGCGTTGCCGATATACACAACTTTGCTGTTGTTTTGTCGTTTGTGAAAGTGTCCACTGAAAATATATTCAGGACCGTCGAAGTCTTCGGCTTTAAGTTCACCGTGATCTGGCATTTGTACCATGGCATTCATAAAAAACTTAGGCAATTCAAAGTGTCCAAAAACATATTTGCTTTTGAGATCCTTCATAGACTTCCACTCGTCACCCACCAACCACGGCACCAAGGTCACATCACCTATGGTGGTTACTGTTTCAACCACAGTGACGCCGGGGATATGTCTGCCAAATGCTGAACTATGAATGTCTCGTTTATCTTTGTAGAACAGATCGTGATTACCAGGAAACCAAAAGAACTGTTCGAATGCAGCACCTAATTTTTCTAAACATCTGATGCTGGTATCGAGTGTATACAAGTTGAGACTGTTACGATTATGACTCCAGTCGCCTAGGAAGATACAAGTTTCTGCTCCTTGTTTTTTGGCTTCTGCAATAAACCAGTCTACAAATTCTTCACAATCACGCAGATGTGATGTGCTGTTTGATTTCAAACCAAAGTGAATATCTGTAAAGCAGGCTACTTTTTTAAATAACTCCATTGTATAATTCTCCTATTTTATAGTATAGAGATTGCAATGGGCAATGTCAAGCTGTTTTATCTTCGTCGTCGTATTCTTCTTCAATGGTAATCTCTTCGCTTTTTGGCATACGCATGTTTTTGTACAATTCGGCTTGTCGGGCAATTTCTTCTGCGTATCCTTGACTGTTTTGTCGAGTAAGACTTGGAGTTAATCCTGCTTCTTCAAGCAGATCATCACGAATGTTTTGACTCTTCTTTTCAATGTTCAATATACGTGTAAATGAATTGGTAACTGCTGCGGTATAATAAGCAAACGGATTTTCTGATTTTGATTCGTCAAACTGTAGACCAATTTGGCTCAGTTGTAAAATTGCTTGACCCTTCATTTCTTCAATGTAGGTATAACCACGCCAGTTGCTGCGTTGTGCATACCGTTCACTGAGTTTGATAAACATACGTCCGAGATTTTCTGTGATCCTACCGTGATCTTTGCTAAATGTACCAGTTGTTATATCACCTTTCCAGTGACTTTTTCCCACGCAAACTAGTTCATCGTTGTCATTGTATTTCCAGTGCTGGAACGGAGGAAAGTTTACCTTGTCATGACTGTCGGCAGTATTTTTTACAGTCTTTTTACGTCCGGGTGCAAGTGGTATATGATCAAATGTCATTATTCTAATAATAACATCTTCTTTTGCAAAGGTAGTGTATGCAGGAGTACACTCAGCAAGTTTGATCTTTTTGTCCCCACCGTTTCTTGCTACAGCAAACGCTCTTAATCCCATACGTTTTGCTCGATTCCGTTTTGCTTCGGTAATAGTCAGTCGATTGACTTTGTCTAAGCTGGGCAAGATAATATCGTATTGAGAATAGTCAGGCAGTTCAAAACTGGAAAATGAACATTTGCTTTGATGTATTTCTGCTAACAGGTCTCGGTTGTTTAGGTATTTTGTTTTTCTTATGGTGGGAAAAAGAGTCATCTTATTATTGTTATCCTTATTTTACTAGTATAACACAATAGTGTGGCGTGTCAACCACAGGTTATTAAGTTAGCAGATTATTTATTGGTTAAATAACATACAAAGGAAAAAAAGAATGGCACAAGGTACAAATATTTACGAGGTAAATGGTAAACCTGTTTCAAAAGCAGAGTATGATCTATTTACGGAAAACAAATCTACGTTACCCAGCTTATCAAAATCTACACAACAATATGTTGCACGATTGAACAATCCGTCAATTCTTGGTGCCACAGCTGATGCTCTGATATCTGCAGGCAATCGTCAAAATATTTCTCCAGTGTCGGCTGGCGCTATTAGAGATCTAGGCAATGTCAAGCCTGGCGCAGAACGTCAATTGCCAGCGCCTGCTACACAGACAACAATACAAAGTTTACCTGGAGATAGCAAAAGTGATAATAGCAAAGATATGCGTGTAAAAATTCGTGTACCGTCAAACTATCTTACAACACTGACCCAAGGATCTGCCAATGGTGAATTGTCTTCTCAGGGGTTCGGCGGAGTAATTTTTCCCTACACTCCTACAATTTCTTTGGAACACAAGGCAGACTATTCATCTCAACAACCCTTGCACAGTAACTATGCAATAAATTTTTATAAAAGTAGTGGTATTTCAGACATAACAATAACTGGAAAATTCACAGTACAAAACGAAACTGAAGCGTTGATATATTTGTCAACTGTACGACTACTCAGCGCATTGACAAAAATGAGATTTGGAGGTCGTGTGGGAGATTCCGACAGCGGTGCACCACCGCCGGTTTGCAGATTGGATGGCTACGGAGAATACTCTTTAAAGAATGTTCCAATAATTATTACAAATTTTAAGCATGACTTGCCGGATGATGTGGATTATTTCACAGTTGGCAAAAACGGCGGCCCAATTAGCATGACCAGTGTTCCAACAAGATCAACATTGTCGGTTACTTGCAGAGTTGCTTACAGCAGAGCAGAGATGCAACAAATTTCTGTTACCAAATATTTAGATATTGGATCGTTAAGAGGAAAGGGTTATCTATAATGGCTGAATACACAAAAACAAGTCCGTATTATCTAACTGCAAGCAACAATGGATATCTGGATGTAATGACACCCCGAGAAGTTCCTGCTGAAAGCGACGACATATTATTCACAGTTACAAAAAGTTATGAAAACAGACCAGATCTGTTGGCGTACGACCTTTACAATGATGTTCGTTTATGGTGGGTATTTTCAGCAAGAAATCCGTCTATGCTAAAGGATCCTGTGTTTGATCTGTTGGCAGGAATCAAGATCTATCTTCCTAAATTGAGCTCAATGAAAAAGACTTTAGGAATATAATATGACGGTCACTCCTGACAGAAGAACTGCTGGTCTTAGTACCGAAAATAATCCAACATCTCGACAACAGTCGGGTCCATCAGTTAACGTACTTCACAAATATAGATCTTTCACCTATAGTTTTACTCTAGCGGCTCTACGAAAAGAACAAGCATTTGATCCAAAAACTTATAGAGACAGCACTCTTGAATTAGTTGTTTTAAGATCTGGAGGCAAAGGTCCAGCTAGTATTACTCCTAATGTTACTCCTGTTGAAAGGGAGAGAGAAGAAAAACAAGAAAAAGTTACCACCACCGGCGGCTTTTTAAGAAAGAAAACTACACAAGTTACTACCTCAAGCACTACTGTTTCTTACAAAGACTATTCTGGATCTAAATTGGTAGAACAATTTAATAAAAATAGTCCTGGCAGATTTGACATGTTTTTAGATAACATTGACATTGAAACATTGATGAGTGCCGGTGGTCCTCAGGGCGTTGCACAGCCTACTTCACTGTCGTTTGATGTAATTGAACCATACAGTATCAATGGGTTTGTTGAGGCCTTGCATGTTGCATCTATTGCTGCTGGATATCCTTCCTACACACAGGCAGTGTTTGTATTAAAGATGGATTTTTGGGGATATCCCGATGGCGAAGGAATGCCCAATCCTGTGATAGAGCCCAAAGGCACAAGATATTTTCCAATTACACTCACTGGACTAGATGTTACTATAGATCAAGCAGGAACCAAATATCAAGTAAAAGCTATTGCAGCCAACGAACGAGGGTTTGGAAACCCTAGCGAGATAAAAAAAGCTGTAAAAATATCAGGAGGAACAGTTCAAGGAATTTTGAACAATCTTGTTGAAAGTATCACAAAGCAAGCAAAAGACGAAAATGCAGAAATAAAAAAAGGCAAGGCGGATGCAACCCAGCACGACATATATCGAATCAAATTTCCTGTATGGACAGAAGGAGTTGGATGGACAACTGATACAGTTAATAAACTTGGGCAAGCCAAAGTAACAGAATTGCTCAAAGACAATGCATTGTACAAATTTCCAGATCCAGGAACTGAAACCAAGCCCACGGCAAACCAACCCAAGGATCAAACAAATCCATCGCCGTCGCAAAATGCCAAACGACCAGAATCGTTTAAACTGGAGCCAAGCAGCCCTGTTGTTCACTTTTCTGAAGGAAAAAACATTCATGAATGTATCACTGCTATTATCAAAGACAGCAAATATGTTAGAGAAATAATTGAAAAATTAAGTTCTCCGTCAGAATGGAGACAGGTAGTTGATGACAACGACATGGTTGATTATTTTATAGTCAAGCTAGAAACAGAAAATCAAGAAGCAATTGACAAAGATAAAAAGCGTCCTTATCAAATTTTTACCTATGTTGTAACTCCTTACAAAATTTTATATACAAGAATTCCCAATTATGGAAATGAGCAAATTGATATTGAAAAATTAACAAAGTTGTGTCAACGAGAATACAATTATATCTACACTGGAAACAATTTAGATATAAAAAATTTCAAATTAAACTTCAACACATTATTCTTTGAAGCATTGCCTAATTCTTTGGGAAATTTTCAAGCGCCACCGGCTAGAGACGCCGCAGGCCCTGGCAATAAAATTGTTGCCCAGCGAAACCCTACTAAATTAGAAGATATTGAAAACAGAGGGTTGCCCTTGGCTCCAACACAGTCTACATCTAGACACACATCGGTTGATACTGATTCAGGAAATCAAACTCAACAGGATCCTTACTATGCCATGGCCAAATCTATGCATAGTGCAATCACAGATTCCAGAGGTAGTATGCTCACTGGAGAAGTAGATATTCTTGGTGATCCCTTCTATCTAGTAACTGGCGGAATTGGAAATTACAATCCTGAACCAGAAAGCAAACAAAATAACAGAACAACAAAAGACGGTGAAGCAACGTTCAACTACGGAGAAGTGTTAGTAAGAATTAATTTTAGAAATCCCATCGACATTCAACCCTTGGAAGATGGAGGCACAATGTTTTTTGATCCTAAACTTGTTCCTTTCAGCGGAGTTTATAGAGTTACAAAAGTTAAATCGTCATTCAAAGACGGAGTGTTCCTGCAGTCTCTCGAAGTTATTAGACAGCCGGGACAACCTGCACCCGAGGATACTCCCAACAGCAAAGGAACCAACGCCCCTAGTGACCCTAGCACCAGAATGGATCAAAAGCCTAGTATGCGAGATTCTGTCAATTCTGATTATACTCCAGCAGCACCGGCAGCACCGGGTCAGCGTCCAGACGAAATAAATCTGCGTAACCAGCAACAGCGTGTATTACCAAGCCCAGGATTGCCTGGACAATTGAGTAACTTTACAGCAGCCACCGGCGGCCTCGGTGGAGTAATTTCTGTGGCATCAGTAAGTGGTGCAACTACCAATCCTCTTGCAGGAGTGACAAGATTGAACACTCAAGTCTTTGGCGGAGTTGTGCCAGGGGGCATAAATCAATCTGCAGGAGGCATTCCATTGCAGGCCCGAGCCGCAGTTGGATTAAGAAACCGAGTGCTAAGTCCTGCAGGACTAATAACAGAAATAGGACAGTCTGCTGTAAGATCTCTTGGATTGACAGGAGTTGCAGGATCTCTAGCAAGTCAGATTGTTGGCATTGCAACTACAAAAATTAGAAGATCTAGTGTATTAGGATCTGGTATTGGTGCAGGTGCAACAGTTCAATTTGTTACCAATGCTGTTAACAACGGAACAACTTTTGATTTAAAAAATCAATTTTTACCTAGCCCTGTTACTGCAATACCAACAACTGGTATTGCAACAGGACTAGATACTAACTCGTTATCAACTGTTGCCAATCAGGGCGGCGGCGCGGGATTTGTCAACAACATTGCAGACAAAAGTCTTGCAGCAACACAAGGAACTGCGGTTGATCCTTTTGCAATTGCTGGACAGTTTGGAATTAATCAAAGTCAATTGGCAGGATTATCTCCTAATCTACAAAGTAAAATTATTGATCAAACCAGCGCACTTGCAAGCCAAGTGCCTGCTGACACGGATCTTGGTATCGCAACAGCTAACGGTGTAAATCTTCAGGGCTTTGGTCCTAATGGGTTAAAAAATCTACCAGCAACTGCACCTTATTCTACTGCACCTGCACCTGCTCCAGACAGCAGTTTCTTAAGTGGCATTTCTGCCGCAGGCGGCGCCCGTGCCCTTGCAAGAGCATTTGGTGTCAACAATATTTCAGAAGTTTCTCAAAATCAATTGACATCGCAAGATGCACAGACCGCAGCAGCGGCAGCACCTACTCAGTACAATAATCCTTTACAAACTACCAACGGTAATCCTAACATTGTAGACAGTGTTGCCAAGGGGCTTAAATATCTCACAGCCAACAGTCAATTGGCAGGCCTAACTGGATTGGCAGGCACTAAAGAAGGTCAGTTGTTGGCCCTACAAAATAGATATCCTGGTAGCCCAATAAATGTAGTTGGTAACCTAGGCAGTTCGGCGGCCTCAAAGTTTGGAAGCAAAACTTCTGGTAACAGTCCTCTTGATAAAATAATGATAAGGTAATTAGAATGGCAGTTGAAACTAGACAAAAAGGAAAGTTGCCCAGCCCGGGTCCTTTCTTAGCTGAAATTACAAACCATTTAGATCCTACATACATGGGAGCATTGGAAGTATCGTTACGAAAGAATCTATCAAACGGAATTGACAATCAGTCAGATTCTTATATTGTACGATATCTAAGTCCATTTTATGGAGTCACATCTGTAAGATACGAAGGCAACAACAGCAGTAATTTTAACGATGTTCAAAAATCATACGGTTGGTGGGCAGTTCCTCCTGATGTAGGAACAACTGTAATGGTTATCTTTATTGATGGCGACCCAAATCAAGGATATTGGATGGGCTGTGTGCCAGACCAGTTTCAAAATCACATGGTGCCAGGCATTGCATCTAGCCAGGTAGTGGCAATGACACAAGAGCAGAGACTGAGATATGGTACTACAAATCTACCTGTTGCAGAATTTTTAAAAAGCACACAAAATTTAAATGTACCCAATGTTGATAAACTGCCCAAGCCAGTGCATCCTTTTGCTGATCGCTTGGTACAGCAAGGGCTATTGTTAGACACTGTACGGGGAATAACATCTAGCAGTGCTAGAAGAGAGGTGCCAAGTGGTGTGTTTGGAATTAGTACACCTGGGCCGTTAGATACTAGTCCGGGCGCAAAAACAGGACAGATTGGATATGAACAAAAAAGACAAGTTCCTGTGAGCAGATTAGGTGGCAGCACATTTGTAATGGACGACGGTGACATCAATGGGCAAAACGAATTAGTGCGTATTAGAACTCGTACAGGTCATCAAATATTACTGCATAACAGTCAGGATCTAATTTACATAGGCAACAGCAAAGGCACTGCTTGGTTAGAAATGACCAGCAATGGAAAGATTGACATATATGCCACAGACAGTGTTAGTATTCACACTGAGCAAGATTTTAATTTTAGAGCAGATAGAGATATTAACTTAGAAGCTGGTCGCAATATTCATATGCGTTCTGTAAAAAATATGGAAACCAATATTGGAGGATATCATTTGCTTGCTATCGAAGATTACAGCAAAATATCGGTTAGAAACGATTTTGATCTTGCAATTGGCGACACAACAAAAATTACCTCACAAAGTGATTTCCACTTGAACGTTGGTCAGAATATATTAGCATCTGCTGCAAGTGGCATGAATTTAATTGGTGGCAGCAGTTTTAAAATTGGATCTGGTGGAGTGTTTGGTGTTGATGCCAACGGACAAGTTATTATGGTAGGATCTCGGATTGACTTAAATGGTCCTGCTGCACCGGCACCCACTGCTGCTGCCAATGCAGAGACTCCTCCGTTATTGACAATTTATTCATTGCCTAATCGTGACGTTTCTTACGGATGGGGACCTGATAAATTTTACAACACGGGAACTATCAAAACTATCATGCAACGTGTGCCAACACACGAGCCATGGCCACAACACGAAAACGTCAATCCTTCAAAGTTTACTCCGCAGGCAACTGATGTAACATTACAAACTGCACCTGGGTCTGATCGTGCTGCTGGAGGCGTTCCTCCAAATCCTAATGCTGGCGTGCAAGAGTCTCCAAATCAACCTGAAATACAACCAGGTACTTGTTCTCCTGAGTTTGCTAAAGATATCAATGCACCTTCGTCTCAAGAAGGAATTGCTGCACTCAAAGCAGCCTGTGCCAAATATGGATTAACCAATCCTAATGCTATTGCATCCTTATTGGGTATTGCCGGCGGCGAAACCAGATGGAAAGTAGTTGAAGAAAATTTCAATTATTCAGCTGATAGATTATTAGAAGTTTTTCCTGGAGTATTCAAGGGCGATCGAGCACTAGCACAACAATATGCTGGAAATCCTAATAACTCGTTGCCTGAGTTTTTGTATGGATCCGCCACTGCTAAGGGTAGAGGTTTAGGAAATACACAACCAGGTGATGGTGCCAAATTTATTGGCAGGGGATATATTCAAATTACAGGTAGAGGAAATTATAAAGTATATTCAGATTTAACAGGACGAGATTTAATTGGTAATCCTCAGCTATTGAATCAACCAGAAATTGCAGCTGAAGTTAGTGTCAAATACATGCTTCGTAGATGCAAAGTTGATCCAAACGATCCTGGATACTTTGAAGCCGCTATGCGAGCAGTTGGTGCTAATAACGTTTCTAATGTTAAGGCAAGGAAGCAAGGTTATTATGAATGTTTCCTAGGACAGTTGACAGCAAAAACCGTACAGACTGGCACCGGAGGCATATTGACCGATAGTCAAGGAAATCCAGTTAGAACAGGACAATAAATACACTATGCCGTACAAGTCACTCCAAATCACAAATGCAAATGCAGTAGTTGAACAACCTAAAAAAGTCAGTCACTTTTATGTAGGATTCAGCAGCTTAGATTCTGCAAACACCACTTCTAAACTTTATGATTTGGAATTGATTAAACAAGACATACTGAATCAATTTAATACTCGCAAGGGCGAGCGTGTGATGAATCCTACGTTTGGCAGTATCATATGGGACCTATTGATGGAACCGTTGACACCCGATGTTCGAGAAGCATTAGATAATGACATAACTGCAATTTGCAAAAGTGATCCTAGGGTCACTCCAACTTCAATTAGTCTTACAGAATATCCAACTGGATATATTGTTGAAGCAACACTGGTGTTGAATGGAACAGATCAGTCAACAAACATGTCTCTGAGATTTGATCAGAATATAGGACTCAGTGTGCAATAATATACTCGGTTTATACAAGAAATAAATACTGGTATACAATAACAATATGACTATTCCATCAACCAACACCAAATTGCTCGTCACTGAAGATTGGACGAAAATATACCAATCTTTTCGTAATGCAGATTTTCAAAGCTATGACTTTGATACTATTCGACGAATTTTGATTTCGTATCTGCAGGAAAATTATCCCGAAGATTTCAACGATTTCATTGATAGCAGCGAGTATATTGCACTAGTTGACTTGATAGCATTTCTAGGACAAAATTTAAGTTTCCGTATTGACTTAAATGCCCGTGAGAACTTTTTAGAAACTGCGCAACGCCGTGACAGTATTTTACGTCTGGCACAATTAATCAGTTATATTCCCAAGCGAAATGTACCAGCACAAGGTCTGTTGAAAATGACAGCATTGTCTACTACAGAAAATGTATTTGACAATACTGGTAATAATTTGGCCAACACTACCATTGCCTGGAATGATCCTACCAATGTAAATTGGTACGAGCAATTTACCGGTATACTAAATTCAGCCATGCCCGGCGCTACAATTTTTGGCAAACCTTCTGATCGTTCAACCATAAACGGTGTATTAACAGAACAATATAAAATCAACAGTTCAAACACTGATCTACCTATATACAGTTTTTCAAAGAATATCAATGGTACATCTATGTCATTTGAAATTGTTCCAGCAGCATTCTCTGGGCAATCTAACATTTATGAAGCACCTCCTAGACCTGCATCGCCAGTGAGTTTCCTGTATCAAAACGACAACAAAGGATCTAGCAGTGCCAATACTGGATTCTTTGCAATGTTCAAACAAGGTACCATGGGCTTGTCTGATTTTTCAATCACAGCACCTGTGCCAAACGAAATTCTAGGAATCAATATCGGAAACATCAACAACTCAGATGTGTGGCTATGGCAACTAGGAGTTAACGGCGCATATCCTTCTGAACCGTGGACAAAAGTTCCTGCACTGATTGGTAACAATGTTATCTATAACAGTCTTGATAAAGATATTAGAAACATTTACAGTGTAACATCTAGAGACAGTGATCAAATTGATTTAAATTTCTCCGATGGCAAGTTTGGTAATCTTCCACGGGGTAACTTTTCATTATTTTACAGACAAAGCAACGGCTTGGTATATTCAATCAAGCCGGAACAGTTGTCTGGAGTAGTAATAAACATTCCTTATATCAGTAAGTCTGGACAAAATCACACATTAACTATCACACTGGGTCTGCAATATACCATTAACAATAGTGCAGGATCAGAAACAAATGCCAGTATACAAAGAAATGCACCGCAGGCTTACTACACACAAAACCGTATGATAACTGGAGAAGATTATAATATCTCTCCACTTACCCTTACCACCAATGTACTCAAAGTTAAAAGTATAAATCGAGTCAGCAGTGGTGTTAGCAAGTATTTTGAATTGAGCGATGTGAGTTCAAAATACAGTTCTACTAATATTTTTGCTACTGATGGGTTGCTGTACAAAAACGTTGTAGAACAGAATTTTAGTTTTAACTATGCAAGCAGAAATGATATATTTTCAGTTATTAAACAACAACTAGAACCAGTTGTTGCATCAACTGCTTTTCAAACTTTCTATGTTGACAAATATCGAGCAGCGGCACCAATTCGTTTGAATATTGACGAAACTGGAAATATTCAAACTTCGAATCCTTTATACCAGTGGAACTTGACAAATATAGTTGCAGGGCAAGCCCGCGGATATTTTTATAGTAACAACTTGGCATTGGATGTTGAAATTCCGCAAAGCATAGGTTCAACATATACCAGTGGTATACTACAATATATAACCGCAGGATCTATGATTAAGTTTGTTCCGCCTTTGACTTCTACTGGCGCACCGCAATATTTTTTACCCAACGGAAAAATTGTACCTGTGAAAACAAACAAGACTGTTGACTATGTTTGGGCAACAGTTATGCAGATTGTTGCAGATGGATCAAATTTTGGCACAGGTAATCTTAGTGATAATACTGGTCCAGTAATTTTAGGAAATCGAATCAGCGATGGATCAATTCCTATAGAAGTTATTCCTACATTTAGCAAAACACTAACTTATACATTTGAAAATGACCTTGTTAATCTGTGTCTTACACAAAGAAATTTTGGTATAAGATATGATTCTGAATTGCGAAAGTGGGCAGTGATCGAAGATACCAACATCAATTTGATCAATCCTTTTAGCTTGGAGTTTGAAGGTGATGTATCAGACACCAACAAAGATTCTAGTTGGATGGTGGCATTCACTTGGACTGGATCTGAATACAAGGTCAGATACAGGCTAGCAAATTATGTTTTTCAAAGCGAAAAACAAACAGGATTTTTTATTGACAAAAGCGATACCAATTTTGACTACACAAACAACACAGTGATCAAAGACAAGATCAATGTGCTTGCTATCAACACTCGAACCGGCACCAGTGAGCCACTTGGAGTAGAATATTCATGGCAAGTTGATGGTCCAATTACTGAACTTGATGGATATGTTGATCCATCAAGGGTTGATGTTAGTTTTTATTCTCACCAGGATTCTGGAACTATTGGAAAAATTACTGACCCAGATTCTTTTGAAAACATTGTTGGAAATCAAACCAATGGCACCACTGATGCATATGTCATGTTCAGGTTCATTGATGACGGCATGGGTGTTGAACCGATTAGTAGTGATTTATACTTGATATTTGATACAGAAAATTCTGCAAGACAATATTTTTCAAATGTGTTGGATACTGAGTATTTGTATTATTTTATTGATACTGATTCTGTAAAAAGTGTAAATGCTTCTAACGAATTTGTTTATGAACCTGGCTATGTTGCTTATCCAGGAAGAAAAGATTTGAGTTTTCATTATTTGCACAACAGCGGTGAAACACGAAGAATAGATCCTAGCAAAAGCAATATCATTGATATCTATATGTTGACAGCTGACTACGATGCTGAATTTAGAAATTGGTTGTTAACTGGATCCGGTACACCTCCAAAACCAATGTCAAGTCAGGCGCTTGAAAACAGTTATGACAGTGTACTTGATCCTATCAAAGCCATTAGTGATGAAATTGTTTTTCAACCTGTAAAATATAAAGTGTTGTTTGGCGCATCGGCAGACATAAACTTAAGAGCAAGATTCAAAGCAGTAAAAAATTCATCTAGCACCGCTAGTGAAAATGATATAAGATCAAGAATTTTAACGGGAATTAATGATTTTTTTGCACTTGAAAATTGGGACTTTGGAAAAAGTTTTTATTTTAGTGAACTGTCAACTTATATAATGAATCTGTTGACTCCTGATATTACCAATTTTGTAATTGTTCCAACAGTGAATAATTTTGGAAGTTTATACGAAGTATCGTGCCAGTCAAATGAGATTTTTATTAGTGGCGCACAATCTATTGACATTGAAGTAATTGATTCAATTACAGCAGTACAGTTGAATACCAAACTTATAGGTATTGGATAAGAAACATGGCAAAAAAAATCAGTTCAGTTAATTTGTTACCAGAGTTTCTTCGTACTGAAAGAAACTCTAAATTCCTTTCAAGCACAATTGATCAACTCATACAACCTCCGCAGTTGGAAAGAATAGATGCGTATGTAGGATCTACAAAGACCCCTACCTACAACTCTACCGCAGACATTTATATTTCAAATGGTCGTCCATATCAATTGGATCCTGCACTAATCACACGAGACAATCTTGACAATATCAAAAATTCACAAGGATACGATGATCTTATCAATGAAATTTCTTCCAACGGTGGTTACACAAATAACTTAGACAGATTGTTTAGATCCGAAGTCGTTTCCTATAATCCTCACATTGATTGGGACAAGTTAGTAAATTATCAAAATTATTACTGGATTCCTGAAGGTCCAGATTTACTTGACATCTCAATTAACAATGCTGGCATTGATGACATACTGGGTTCTGTATCTGCTGTTGTAGCTGTTCAAACACCAACTGGGCAGACAACTACAGCAACTCTATCAAACGGTATGTTGGTGTCTTTTACTGGCATTGATATAGCCGAGCAGTATCAAGATCAAACATTTTTTGTTGAAGGTGTTGGCAAATCAATTAAATTAGTACCGTTCAAATGGTTGCTGGTTTCGGAGAACTTCTTAAATCCGTTTCCCAACGGATGGGATTCTCATGAATTTGATAATTTCCCGTTTGATAATGATAGAGAAATTCCAATTATTCCTGAATATGTAACTATCAATCGTGCCAGTAAAGATAAAAACTCTTGGTCTAGATACAACAGATGGGTACACAAAGATGTTATCAAAGTCAGTGCTGAACTTAACGGATATAATCCTAAGTATTCTACAACTGCTAGAGCACAGCGTCCCATCATTGAATTTTTGCCAGACATTAAACTATTTGACTATGGCACAATTGGACTAGAACCAATTGATATTTTTGATCAAGAAATTGAAGACATCTCTACGTTGAATAACTCAACTACTCCGGTATACCTTGATGGAATAGAAGTAGAAGAAGGACATCGAGTTATATTTGCGTCTGCCACAAATCAAGCCGTAGCAGGTAAGATATATCAAGCAAAGTTTACCAATGCTGGTTCAACTAGAACATTGAATTTTATTCCAGCATATGATCATGTTCCTGTGCTAGGAGCAACAATTGCTGTCTTGTTAGGAACAGAGCGCAACGGAACTGAATGGTGGTTTACAGGAACTGAGTGGAAATATGGTCAGCAAAAAACAACAGTAAATCAATCTCCGTTGTTTGATTTGTTTGATGTCAACGAAAACAGCTACGGTGATAAAGAAGTTTTCCTTAGCAATTTTACTGGTAACAAAATTTTTAGTTACGCAACAGGCACTGGAGAAATTGATCAGTACCTGAGATTTCCTATTGTATATAAAAACACACAAGCAATTGGCAGCATTGTGTTTGAAAACAATTTGTCAACAGACGAAATCATTATATCTCAATTAGGGGCAACTAGTTTTACAGTGTTGTCCAATGTTGGATATGTTAAAATTGATAATAAATTTGAAAACGCATGGGTTTCTACAGTTGATTATACCATGCCAGTGCTGTCATCTACTGCCACTGGCATCAGCAGTTATTACGAAGAGCCATTGAGTTTAACAAACAATCCTTTGAACGGAATAGTTGCTAAACTTACTATCAGTGATCTAACTGAGCACGTTAATACTATGGTTAAACGTATTAAATCATCTAGCGTAGCTTATTTTAAAGTAACTGACGGCGTCGGGCGTAACGATTTTGTAATTAAATTAACAGACCCAGCAAAAATTCAAAATGCCAGAGATCAACTAAACGGTATTGTTCCTAAACTATCCATTCTTGGTTTGATTATAAAAAGCACAGTAGATTATAATCCAAATTACAGTTACCATTTTGACCCTGATACAATCGACTTTTTTGAAGTTGCTGTAGAAGTATGCGATGCAACTTTTAAGTATACTGAAGATAATTTAGCAGATGCTGGCGGCGCATTTTTGCCAGGATTACAATTATGTCCATGGAACAGTCTTCTACTAGAGGAGATTTCAGAGCCTGAAATAACTAACAATCTAAGAGATCTTGCAGACTACAGCAATCATGGTATCAAACTGATTTCTAACATAAACCCAATTTCATTTGCACAAATGTTTATTGGCAAGAAAGAACACAGTGTCATTGATGCTATTACCAAGTCTGCAAACAAATACAACAAATTTAAATTGTCGTTTTTGAATGGCTTGAGTTCTGTTACAGAACAACTTTCTCCGTCTGATGCAGTTGATCAGGTGTTGATGACACTGAACCAAACCACAACAGGAAAAGCACCATATTATTATTCTGATATGGTTCCTTACGGAACTGCTGAAATTAATAAATCTTGGATAGTTAAAAATCCTAGCAATTTATCTTATCCGTTGACAGCTGAATTTGATTTAGATACATTGAGCATGAGATCTGTGTTGGTTTATCTAAACGGTCAACAGTTGATATACGGCAATGATTATGTTTTTAACAAAGACAATGCAAGCGTTGACTTGTTGGTAACATTGTCAATTGATGATGTTTTATTGATCAAAGATTTTACAAACACCGAAGGATGTTACATACCGCCGACTCCTACTAAACTGGGTTTATATCCAAAGTATGTTCCGAGTATATATTATGATGACACCTATGCCAACGGTTCTATAAAGGTAATACAATGTCACGACGGCAGCACAGTTGTTGCCTATAACGATTATAGAGATTCAATTATTCTTGAATTAGAAAAAAGAATCTACAACAACATCAAATCCAATTACAGATCAGAGTTGCTGGATATAAACAGCGTGATACCTGGACAATTTAGAACAACAAATTACAGCCTAAACGAAATCAACAGTATCATACAAGGAGATTTTGTAAAATGGGCAGCGGAATATAATATTGATTTTTCAGGTCAACGGTATTTTGATGCCAACGAATCTCGTACATGGAATTTTGCAGAAAGTTTTAACAGTTCTCTTGACCAGACATTTTATGGATCTTGGAATGCAATCTTCAAACAGTTGTACGATACTGATCGCCCTCATACCCATCCGTGGGAAATGCTAGGACTTAGTGTCAAACCATTGTGGTGGGATACCTATTACAGTTGGACTCCTGGTACAAAAAGAACTGCTCTAATAAATGCATTAACATTGGGGTTAACTCAACAACCACCTTCAACTGCGGTTGATGTCAAGTATGCTAGACCTTTGTTGTCCAGCATACTTCCTGTAAATTCATCTGGACAATTGATTGATCCTACTGAAATTTTATCAGGTATTACAGAAGCCAACAAGAGAAAACCGTGGCAAGTTGGAGATCAAGGCGCGGAAGAAATTTCGTGGAGACGCAGTAGCTATTATCCATTTGCAATTCAGCGTTTGCTTGCACTAACAATTCCTGCAACATATTCATCATTGATGTATGATGTCAGCCGCCTACAAAAAAATATATCTGATCAATGGGTGTACGGTGACGATAAAACATTTTTAAAATTTAAAAACTTACCTGTTAGTGGAGAAAATGGTAGCCTAACCAGCGGATACAGTGTATTTGTTTCTGAAATTGGTCAACAGCGCACAGTGGATTATATTAATTCTTTGAGAGAAGATTTAACATACGCTTCTTACAACTTGTTTTTTAAGGTAGGCGGATTTGTTGATAAAGACACACTGCAAATTATCATAGATGCTATCGAACCCAACAGTGTAACTCCTGGATCTATACTGCCTGTACAGAATTATCAATTGCAATTGAATGTAGGAAACCCTATAAAATCTGTTGCAGTCACTGGACTAGTTATACAAAAAGTAGATAACACATATGTTATCAAAGGATACGACACTCAAAATCCATATTTCACATGTCTAACACCAATTAGAAATTTGAATACACCTGCAATCAATGTAGGTGGCATTACAGAATCTTATGTGGTGTGGGAAGAAAGCGGAACATCTGGAGTTACAGGGCTATCTGCACAGGATACCATAACTGCCAATGCTGCTCCTGTTGGAAACTTCTATCAAACAGGACAATATGTTTTTTATGGAAACAATTTCTACAAGGTAAAAGTTGCGCATAGATCTGGGTCTGTGTTTAATCCAGAATATTTTCAACTTGTTCCTAGAATTCCTACCGTGGGTGGTGTGACTGTACAGTCAGCATCTAGTTTTAGTAAAAATGAAACAACAATTCCATATGGAGTATCTTATACAAACATTCAAGATGTATATGATCTGATCGTTGGATACGGTCAATGGTTGGTCAAACAAGGATTTGTATTTGACGATTACAATGCTGATCTTGAATCTGTAATGGATTGGTCATTGACTGCAAAAGAATTTTTATTCTGGACTACACAAAACTGGAACAACGGCAGTATCATTACATTGAGTCCGTTTGCCGACAGATTAGTTTATCGTGCAACTGATTCTATTGTCAACAATATTTTTGACAGTTTTTATGATTACAGCATACTACGAGCCGACGGAACACCATTTGCTAAAGAAAGTTTGTCAATTTCTAGGGTAGATGATATTTGCACAATTTCTACTCTGCCCAATACCGACGGCATTTATTTTGCTAGATTGAAATTGGTCAGAAAAGAACACGCTATGGTGTTTGACAATGAAACAATCTTTGGCGACACCATATACAATGTTGAAACTGGATCACGCCAACGTCGAATCAAACTGGTTGGATTTAGAACAGCAGGCTGGAACGGAGATTACTTTAGTCCTGGATTTGTGTATGATACCGCAGTTGTGGTCAACTGGGAACAATATCAAGGATACGTAGCCGGCAGCGTTGTACGATTTGGTGGAAACTATTATTCGGCGCTAAAGAATGTAAGCAGTGCAGAAAACTTTAACTTTGATGAGTGGAGTTTGTTAAGAAAAAAACCCACCCCTGGGTTACTTCCAAACTTTGATTATAAAATCAATCAGTTTGAAGATTTTTACAGCGTGGATTCTGACAACTTTGATGAAACACAACAACAGCTGGCTCAGCATTTGGTTGGATATACACCACGAGTTTATCTGAACAACATTTTTAGCGATCAAGTATCTCAATTCAAGTTCTATCAAGGCTTTATAAAGGACAAAGGAACTCGTGCTGCAATAACAGCATTGTCTAAAGTTGGAGTTGAGACATCAAAGAGTGTAATTAGCTTTAATGAAGAGTGGGCATTTAGAGTTGGTAATTTTGGATCTTTCCCTACTTACAGCGAATTAGAAGTTCCTTTAGTTGAAGGTACTTTCTTGGAAAGTCCACAAATTGTTAACTTTGTAAATCAACTGCCCGAGGCATCAGAAAATGATTTATTGAGTTACATTGTTCCTGCAGATTTGTCAATTACTCCCAAGGATTATAATCCTGAATCTGTATTTTCAACAACATCTACAGATTTAAGATTGTTGCTAAGTGCTGGATATGTTAGATTAGACGATGTTACTGCCACGGCCTATAATGAAAACAGTTTTCTAGATATTGCCAACAGCAACCAACTAGTTGACGGTGATACACTGTGGTTAGGATTTAAACAAGACGGCAATTGGGATGTGTACAGATACACCTACATTCCAGCAGCTATAATTGGAGTATATATTAGTGCTCCGGTTAGTACTATAACTTTTACAACACAATTTCCGCATGGTCTTTCTAAAGGAGACATAATTGGAATCAAACAATTCAACGATCAGGTTAACGGAATCTACATAGTTCAAGACACCACTGGTGCTCGTCAATTTACGGTAGCAAGTACTCTTGCATCAATTGAAAATGCTCCGTTGGAATCTCCTGGACAATTGTATATATTTTCATCTGCAAGATTTGCTAATTTTGATTCTCTTCCTTCTGACAAGATTATTAATCGACTTGCATATGGTACAAAATTTTGGGTAGATGAAACTGATAATCGTGGCTGGGAAGTTTACGAAAAAACTAACAATTATGCTTCTGTTCCGTATTTCAATGCAGCAGAACCGCAAGCCCCTACGCTGGGATTCAGCATCAGCAAAAGAAAAGGCAGTGACATTGTTGTAGCCGGTGCTCCTCGCAACTACAGAGGAGCCCAATACGGAATAGTATGGTTCTATGACAAACAAGAATCTGGGGAATTAAAACCATTGGTCAAATACCGACTTGGTGGAAGTTATCCAAATGGTCAACTTACAGGATTTGGTAGTGTAGTTGTATATGATGATATTAAATTCACAGACTCCACATATGGATTGATATTTGCCAGCGCCCCGCTGGTAGATTCTTCTAGCGGAGTTGTTAAAATCAGTTCTATCAATTCTCGCATATTGTCAGAAGGAACTAGTACTTTTATTACCAATCCTGACGCTGTTGCAACACAATTTGGATCTTCTATATTTGTTGAAAGAAATACTTCAACAAAAACAGTATTAATTGGTGCAGATTCTGCGGCATATGCTTACACAGTATCTGACGTTGGAGGAACTATTGCAGTATCAACACCGGTGAAATTGTTGTCAACTACTACCTATGCTATTGCAGGTGCCGACGATGCATCATGCATTGCAGTTGGCAGTGAACAAAAAGTTTTTGTGTTTGATAAGTTGTTGCGTAACACCGAAGTATTAACATCTACTCATGCAAGTTTTGGAAAAACTTTGGCAGTGTCACCCAACGGAGACTATCTGTTTGTTGGTATACCACAAGTGGTCAATGTTGATGACTCATTGGGACAGGTAGATGTATACAAGAAAGTAAATGGAAAATTTGTTTATAATCAAACACTAGAAAATCCAGTACAGGGTGCTGGAATGAATTTTGGTAGAGTGATTGATGTTACCAGCGGAGTTGACACATTAGTGGTTTCTGCACTGGGAATAAACTACACATTTCCTACCACCTTTGATAAAGAAAAAACAATTTTTGACGGTGGCGTCACTGAGTTTACAGGTACCGCAGCCAATTCTGGCGCTGTGTATGTTTACTACAAACAAGATAATAGATTTGTGTTGAGTCAAGAATTGACTAACAATTTTGTTGCTCAAAATCCAGGAACAAATTACGGCATCAGTTTGGCAGTTGATGATAATGCTGTGCTGGTTGGATCACCTGCGGTTGACAATACTGCTATCAATGCTGGATTCTTTAAATTTGACAAAATCAATCCACAAACATATAGTCTTTCTAAAATTAGATATCAAGAAGATCAAGTTGATATATCCACTATACAAAAGATTACACTGATTGATACAGAAAAAGAACAAGTAGTTGAATACTTGGATATCATAGATCCTCTAAAAGGAAAAATTGCAGGTATTGCAGAACAAGAATTGAAATACAAATTAATCAGTGATCCTGCAATATATTCAATTGGTCTTGCAGGAGTCAATGTAGACACCAGCAAAAATTGGTTAGATGATCACGTGGGTGAACTATGGTGGGATTTGAGCACTGCCAAGTATACCTGGTATGAACAAAGTTCTTTAGAATATCGTAGAAACACCTGGGGTAAGTTGTTCCCGGGCGCCAGCATAGATGTGTATGAGTGGGTAAGAACAACTTTGTTACCTACTGAATGGTCTTCTATTGCAGATACCCCGGCTGGATTGGCAACCAATGTAAGTGGTCAGCCTAAGTTTTCAGACAACAGTATTATATCTGTTAAGCAGGTGTATGACACAGTTACAAACAGTTTTAGTAATGTCTATTACTATTGGGTCAAAAATAAAGTTGTTGTTCCTGACTCTGCTGACAGAAGAATTAGCGGATATGAAGTTGCTTCAATTATTGCAGATCCTTCAGCATCAGGATTAAAATTTATTTCTGTAATTGCCAAAGATGCTGTGACATTGAGTAACATTGGTTCCATGTTGGTAGGAGACAAGATTAGTCTTAGCATTGCACAGAATTCTCAAACAATGTCAACTGTTCCGCCCAAACACACAGAGTGGGTTTTGTTGCAAGAAAACTCTGCTGCAAGTATGCCTCCTGCGTTGTTAGAAAAGAAATTGATTGATAGTTTATTAGGCTATGACAAGAATGGTATTGTGGTGCCTGATGTAATGTTAACTGACAGAACAAGATATGGAACAGGAGTTCGTCCACAACAGACCTTGTTTAAAAACAGATACGAAGCATTGAGAAACATTGTAGAATTTTCAAATAGTGTGTTAATTAATACTCCTATAACTGGAAATTACAACTTTGCAAATTTAAATGCTCAGGAAATTATTCCTGATCAGTTTACTAATCAATATGACGAGATTGTAGAAGACATTAGTATATTGGAAGATGTCAATACATCTACATTTGTTAGAGCAATTATCAACTGTAGTATTGATGGATCGGGCACAATTGATGATATATCAATTGCAAATCCTGGAGCAGGGTATGGTACATTGAATCCTGTATACAGTTCAACTGGATCTATGATTGGATATCAAGGACCTGTGTTCACAGATGTAGATTATGACACTTTGTTTGACAGCGGAACCACAACATTTGATCTAGCTAGCACTGACTTTTTAGAAGGTCAGCCAAGTCCTTATGGTAGAAATTTAGAAATTACTACAGTTGTTAACAGTCAAGGAAGCATAATCTCTGCAAGCGTATTACACGGTGGCAAAGGATACAAGTACGGTTTTAAATTAATATCTCGTCCTCATACTGTAATTGTTGAAAGCGATGAAACATACGACGGAAAATGGACCAGATTTGAATTTGATTACTCTGCTAAGTCATGGACACGGGCTCGCACACAAAGTTTCAACACTCAGTTGTATTGGAATTATGTAGACTGGGCCGACAGCACTTATGACAAATTCAAAATTTATTCAGCAGTGATTGGTAGTCCTTATGAGTTGTCTGAAATTGAAACTGG